CATCCAAGCACCCGAAGAATAGCGCGACGGGCGTACCTGTCCTGCATAGTTGCAAACTTATTTATTTTTGGAACCCTGCCTCGCAGCTTGTTGCCTACTATCGGAACCATATCCAGAGGCGCATCAAGATCCATCCCTTTCATTGCACGGGCAACCGTAAGCATCCTTGCAAATAAAAACTTGGTGGAATAGAAAATCCAATTACCTAAAGCAAATCTTCCATTAACAAATCCCGAAGAGGCATTTACATGATTCGCCATACGGCGAAGATCTCCTGCCTGAATCAACTCGTCTATCGTTCGTCCTTTTGCAAGTTCTTCAAGTAAAAGTTCTTGCGCCCGTTCTATTCGAGCAACATCCCCTGCTACAGAAAAAGCCCGTGATGCTGCCTGGAAGAATCCACCTACAGGCTTGCGAACACCGGGAATGTTAAAGCCTGCTTCGAGTATGTCGGAAGAAACATCTATTGGTTTACCAGATTGGTGTAAGCCAAATCTTCCAGCCCACTCGTCTGTAGTAAAAGTCCCTCTGGCTTTTGCAGCATCATTAAATTCTGTTGCCCATGAAGCATAGACACCTTCGCCACCCCAAGCCTTCAGAGATTTAACTGAGGCTTTATGCCATACCTTTGGAGAATCATAACCGGTAATAAGCAACTGGATACCCATTGCGGAGTTATCAGCAGTTGCTGTTGTTGCCCGCATAATACCGTTTGTTCCCTGAAGTGCTTCTTTAGCATATTGGGCTTTATCTTTAACTGTTACTGCTACTTCTTTATTAATTAAATCATTCGCACGATTAGCAAAGATGTCTGCAAACGAAACGCCATGAAGTCGCGGGAACTGTTCTTCGCCGCCGATTTCCTTTCGACCAAGCCGCTTTGCAATAGTTTGCATTTCATAGTCATATACAGATTTATAGGCTTTAAGTTCTGCCAGGAGTATCTCAAGGGCTTCTTCAGCCTTATTAAGTTCTGCGCCTTTTAGCGTTCCGCGAAGAACAGTTCTTTTTTTACCGAAAAGCGTTACGAGTTGATCTATGTCATCTATGCCCGGATCTTCAATAAAGCGATCCATTTCTTTAAGGGCTTTCTGGTTTTTCTGCTTAACAAGACCTTTCAATCGTGTAGAAGCTGCTCTCAATTTCGCCATTTGCTGAAAGACTTCTGGACTTTCTTCAATTACCAGTTCTTTTGCAGTACGACCTATCCTTATTCCGTCTTCATTCCTTATCGCCCTCATAGCTGCTGCAAAGAAATTATCTCCAACAGTTTGACCGGTGCTTTTTACAAGGGCATCAATCGCTTTTGGAAACGTAGAATATTCTGAGCCGTTAAGAATTGCTTCTGCCATCGAAGGATGTTCAGCAGCTTTTACTTGAGATTGTGGGACACCCAGCCTTTTTACAACGATGGTTCCTGAGTCAAGATCGTCTAGCTGTATGTTTCCGCGGGGAACATAGAACCCACCATCAATAATGTCTGGACGGAGTCCAAGTTCTCGCCCGGACTCCTCTAAAACTTTCTTATGTGGAGCAGTTATTTTTCTGAGTTCTTCGAGGGCTTGGATCTGCTCTCGATTCAGATGCGGGAGAAACCTGGGTAACCGCGCGGCAACATCCTGAATTGTGGGTGCTGCGCCTCGCAGGGACGCATCAATGTTTATCAGGCTTTGGATCTGGCCGTTCTTATCGGGCTTAAAGGCACGTTTTACTTTTGGTGCAATCCTTAGAGCCTGAGAAGCGGCAAGTTTCTCTGCGTTATTTATAACTCTTGTGCGAAGGTTCCACAATGCATCCACAACGTCAACATGCACAAGACCCTTTGCCCGTACAAGTCCCGCAAGAGATGAAGCAAGTCTTTCTATACGACTCAATCCTAAATCAACAGTTTCCTCCAGCCCGAACATGCGGGACTCTTCTCCAAGTCCAAGCTGGCTTACATCTAACTTTGTACTGTCATATGTATTGTCTAATGCTTTAGCTGCATCTTCTTCAGGTAAGCCTGCAAGAGCGGACGTAAGTTCATCTATACTTCCTCCCCCTCCTGCATCAGGGCTGGGAACGATCTTCTTTGCTGCGTCTTCTTTAGCTGTTTCAGCAATCTGTGCAGGAGCCATCCCCGGGCGATGTATACCCGTAGCAGCCTTTTTCGGTGGACGTACAGGCGGCGCAGTATCAACACCTCTCTGCCTGTTGAACGTTTCTATCTCTGTACGTGTAGCCTGTTCGATCTCGGTCTGAGCGGGGTTTACCTCGAATACCCTGCCTTCGGTTGACTCTGCCCTGATAATCCCTTCCGGCGTGGTTTCCACGACCCTTGCAGTGCGAGGCCGTATAACGGGCTGCACTTCAGTTCCCACGTTTTCCATGACCCTGAGATACGCTCCTCCCTCAGTCTGCCATGCGGGTAACACCCTGCCACTAGGCGTTGTTACCGCTACGCCGGGCTTTGGAGCGGCAGCAACGTCAGCCTGCCTTGTGGCTGGGGTGGTGGGTGGATCAACAAAAGCAGTACGTCCTTTCCAGGCTTCTTCTGTACCCCGTATTGCTGTTGCCACTTCATCTAACGACGCATCTGTGGTGTCTACGACCAATTTCACAGGAATTGAGTTAGCACCTAATTTCTGCATAGCAGCGACACGATGCGCTCCCTCGATAACAACTGGCTCACCATCTTTACCAACCCCAATAATCACAGGGTCAATATGGTTGCTTTCACGAATCGCTTTAGCTAACTCATCTACGTGCCTAATATCATCAGCAGCAACAAATCCTCCTTCAGCACCCCATGAACGCAAGTCCATTTCTCTAATGCCTGGAATTTCTTCAAAAGACAAATAAGACGATCTCACAGAATCGAAATTATCAACTTTAGTGCTTGTTGTTCTCCCGTCTACGGTATCTCCCGCAAGAGGGTAGAACTCATCAAGCGTACCGCCAACTCCCCCAGCCCCCCTAGAAGGAACAATAGGCTCGTCAGCAAATCTTGCTACCCCCGGCAATCCTCCGGGCATACGTTCAGCCTGTCTTAGAGCCTCGCGTCCTGTTGCTCTTGCCGCTTCTCCAGCTTTACGGGTAACAGGTGCAAACTCTTCTGTAATACTCTGACCGGTTTCCTGCAATACTTGACCGACAGGTCTTCTGCCTGGCTTCTGTAAGGTTCCCAAATAAGGAACTAACTGTCGAAGTTCTTTAGCAACTTTAGTTCCAGCCCCAACTCCAATTATATTTAAAGGCTCAAAGGCACCTTCTGCAACATCCAGTGCGCTGAGATGAAAGGCAGGGTCCAGGCTGTCTTGGTTTACAAAAGGAAGATACACAGGAAACTGATGCGCCGACTCTCTCAACTCAGGGTCGCTTAAGGCTCTTGCCTCTGTAGTTTGGAAAGGATTAAGCCGCCGTCCTGCTTTTTCTATAAATCCCCCTGTCCTGTCTATTTCTCTCTGGGCTATTCTTGCAGCTTCAAACTTTCTTAACCACTCAAGTTGGCTGTCGTTAAGTAACCCAGGAAACTGATCCTCAAACGGAGTTCCTCTAAGCCTCTCCAGACCATGAACAATATCAGAGGCATCACTTACAACGTGTCCAGCCCCAAACCTCCCCGCCGCCGCAAGTCCTTTTAGTATCGGTTCTCCCATCTCTAAATGCGCTCTTCCAATCGCCCCTGCACCGCGCCCTAACGCTCTTGCAGGAGGCCCGATACCGCGCCCTATCGTCTGTCCTATGATATTTGTACTTCTCGGAGGAACCGGACGCTGGACATCTACAGCCTGTGTAGCCTGCGCTGTCTGGGGTCGAGGTCTTGCTGGTGCCGGGGCAAGTGCTACCGGTACTGGTGCTGGGGTGGGTGCCGGAGGTAGCGTGTCAACCATTTGCCGTCTGAACAGGTGGTCACGAGAGAATCTATCTACATCAAAATCAGCACCAAAAAGTTCTTTTAGTTCGTCAGCACGGGCTAGTGCCTGTATATCAATACCTTCACCAAACTGTTCCGTTGCACGAGTATGTGCATCTTCGGGGGACATCCCTCTCTCAACCAATGACTGTTCGAGTAGTTCATGGTTAATAAAATTCTGATAATCATCCTTTTCAGGTATGCTGCCATATTGTTCACGTTCAGCACCGCTTCGCTCTAAGTCAGCCATAATATCCGGCGACGTTTGAGAACGCTGAGACTCTGTAATCTTTCCCATTGCAACATCCCAGTCACTTGGAGTTGCGGTGACAACCGGTTGTGCTGTCTGAGGTCTTGCAGGTGCTGGGGCGGGTGCCGGGGCTGATACAGCCTGGAGTGCCTGTGGCCCGCCGGGCATTGAGCGGAGTGTGCGTAATGCGGCTTCCGCGCGCTTACCCCCCGCCTGTACTTCAGCAAGAAGCCTTCGGATTGCGTCCTGCGGCCTCTCCCTGTAGAGGTTCTGCTGCCCCCTTCCAACGAAGTCGGCGAACGACTGCATCGTCATCAGTGATACAGGAACCGGGTTTTAGGACTGAACCTGCTCTGCTGACTGTACTGCCTTCCTAGCTGTGCGAATCGTTCGGTAAACGGGAAGTCCTGGAGGAAGTCGGTGAACTTCATCGTCGGCTGTCCGCCGCCGAGTATCTGCTCACCCAGCTTCCCGTAGAACTCTGACATTGCCCCTGAATAAATATCCTGTGCCTGCCTTTTACGTGCAGACGTATCCATCATGCCTTTCTGTCCGAGCGTCCCGAAGAAGGCAGCACGAGGCTCTTCCTCAAGAAATCCTGCGAAGGTGGGGTTTATCGCCATTAGAGTCCGTACCTTTGAGCGGCAAAGTTAAGGAAGTTCTGCGGTGACTGTCCTGCTGCTGCTGCATCCTGTTTTGCAAGGAAGTAGTCAGCAAACAGGTCATCCTGCGATGGCCGACGGAACCTCGAACTTACAAGACCTGAGTATCTTCCCCTCTGCGCTGCTCCAAGAAGCCCCATAGCGTTTGCTGCTTCAGCCGCCGTTGATGGATCAAAATACGACGCGCCTGCCGCTTGCCCCGTTGGAATCCAATCTGACTGAAGTCCTCTAAGAGTTCCAAGATTCTGCAATGCCTGAGTATAAGCACCGCCAAGTCCTGTGGGTTTCGCGGCAGTTGTTCTGAGGAAGTCCTCGAACGACGGTCCGGGCATCCCTGTCACTGCCCCTACGGGAGCGGCTGCATCATCCGCCAGGTAGGTATCCATTCTTTCGCCTGCAAAATCAGTCCCGCCAATATCTCCGGCAGGAGCGGCTGCGACAGTCCCTGCTGCTGTGGCAGGCAGCATCATAGGAGGTCTTGTCATATCTGCAAGTGACCCGGCCCTAAATGCTCCAAGTAAATTCCCGCCGTACCTGGGATCAGTCTGCCGTTGCAGCCAACTGGCAACAGGTCCCACACCACTTCCCAACTCCTGTCCGAACACGTTCTGAAGGGCGCGTCGTATTCCTGCCCTTCTAAGATCAGGGTCGGCGATCATCTCCCGGCTGGTAAGAATAGGCGTACCCAAGGGGTCTGTTGCTGCAAATCCTCCGTTTACCCCTCCGTTAGTCGCTGCTGCTCCGGGGTCGGTGGACTGAAACCGTTCTGTCTGAGAGTTGTAATATCCCAGTTCAGGGTCATAAAAGCCATGCTGATATGGACCAGCCGCACTAACCCCACCTGCTCCACCTGCTGCTGCACCTGCTGCGCCTGCTTCGCCTACTATTCCTGGTGGTCCTGATGGTCCTCCCACCATGCCTCCTGCGCCTGCTTCGCCGAATGTTTCGAGCCTGCTGACCGGTGCGCCGTTAGCCGCTGGTGGCGGGGGTGCAACTCCCGTCCCTGGCTGAAACCCTGCTCCGGGGTCCTGGAATCCCTCTGGTCCGGCTGCAACTGCCCCCCCCGGCAGTACCATCATCCCCGGATCCTGGAATCCTGGAACTATCGGAAGCGGGACGGGTGCGACCGGCGATACATACGTGGTTGAGCCGGGGTCGAAGAGGTCGGGGTCTAAGGTCTGTGTAAAATCGTCAAACGTCCCGACGGGCGGTACGGTAACAACGGGCGGCTGCCCGAACTCTGCCGCGGGTCCGAACTGTCCCTCGTCCCGCAACCACATCGGGGGGCCTGCCGGTGCAGCGGGTGCTGTCAGCGGCGGCTGATATTCAAACGCACGCGCTCCCTCGCCAAATTCCTCGCCTACATCGCCTGCTCCGGGAGGTGCTGCCCGACCTGCTCCCGGCACCCTGCGCGGTGCTTCTAAAACGGGGAGTCCTATATCGGCACCTGTCTCTGCCTGCGCCCTGGCCTTCGTTCTTGCCTCCGCGACATTGTCGGCTTCGACGCGGACTGTCTCCCGCTCGCCATCTCCCATGGTTATCTCGACATTATAAAAAGCCATGCTTACATTCTCCCAAGCGGATTAACGCGAGGCCCGGGTCCTCCGGGCGTTCCTGGTGCTGCCTGTCTGGGATCTCCGACCCTCTCGAATCCCTGCATCTGCGACGACATTACGCCGCCCGGTATGCCGGGAGGCCGGGCTGGCCCTGCGGGTGCGCCCTGCATCTGCTGATCTGTCTGCTGTGCCTGCATACCTGCCGTCATGAGTAACTGCTGGAACTGCATATCCTGCGCTGTTTCCTGCTGCTGGTCCTGTTTCATTGTCTTTCGCAGGAGGTCTATATAGATTAACGCCTTTTCCTGTTCCCCTGAGTGCATCAGTCCTTCGATAAGCGTAAGCAGCAGTGCCTTCGGCTCGGTCACCTGTGCCTGCTGTGCGGAGATAGCGTTTCGGAACTGTTCAACGTCGTTGATCTGGAGGACATTCTCCCAAATCCATTCGTCGGGTGCAAGGGGTTTCGGCCCTTCCCTCATCATCTGCGCCATCGTCACAAGCTGGGGTTCGTCCTGTGGCATACGGACTCCGAAGTTTATGTCTATGGCACCTGCGCCTTCGAGGTCTGAGGGTTTTATCTCCTCGCTGAAGTAGCTTGCGATATCGTTGTGCCGTCCCCTTACGCTGACCGTGTCGAATCCCCCGAGTTCGTACTGCATCGAGATGATTTCGGAGATTTGCTTATAGCAGGAGGTTATGCCTTTTACCCTTGGCTCTATCTGGTGAGCGGAGCCTTCCTGGAGGATCTTTGCTGCGAATCCCGAGATTGCAAAGGGGAGTTCCCCGTAGCTGACGTTGGACAGTCCGCCTCTTTGCAGTTCGCCTGAGATAAGTCCGACAAAGGCCCCTGTGTCGAGTGGCATCGTCACTTCTTCCATCAGCCGGATGTCCGTTCCTGCGGGGAGCGGAACCTCGGAGCCGTCCTGCCACGGGTCGGTATCGAGGGTTGTCGTGCCGTCGGGGGATACGATCTTGTACGGCCTTCTCACGGCTCGCCTTACGAGCGTCTTGTATGCGCTCATTGCGAAGTTATAGTCTGAGTAGAGGTCCCTGTTCGCGGCGAATATCGACTCTCCGTAGTCCCTTGCGGTGTCGTCCCCTGATATTTCGTCCTGTACCCACGGTGCGGGTCCCACTGCCCCGAGGAACACCGGGGCGCAGGGGTTTCCGTTTATGTCGCGGACGTTATGTTTCGTGAGTTTCTTCCCGAACTTCTTCTGTTCGTCGTCGCCTACGACGATAACGGCGTTCTCTGTCCTGGAGTAGTAGTCCCAGACGGTGATGCCGGAGGATGTTTCTCCTTCGGATGCGGGTTCGACATCCACGTTGAAGGCTCGTTTTACTGCGGACGGCGAGCGTTTGGTCTTGTGTGCGAGCCACACGATGCCCATATCGTCCATTTCGTAGCAGACATGGAGCGGGTCGAAGGGCGTTATATCGACATACGTGGTGTCGTCGTCGTGCTTGTTGAGCATTGCGCGTCCTGCGTACCATCCCCTGAGTACGACGTAGAAGGCAAGCTGTTCCCTGAGCGACGGCTGTCCGTACCTCTGCATCCGTTCGTCTGCGAGGTTCAAGGCCCCGATGACGAACTTTTCCTTGAGTGTCCCGGGGGTACGGTCTGCGACTTCTGCGCTTATGGGGACCCTTACGGACATCTGTGCGTTGGAGAGGTAGGAGATTATCTTGTCTGCGAGTATTTTCGGGGCGTTCGAGGTGTAACTCTGGTAGCCGTTTCCCGCTTCGTACGGGTTCATACGGTACAGCCCGTAATCGTTCTCCATGCGAGTTCTTCGTGTTCGGAATCCCGGGGACTCCCAGACCTCTTCGATCTGTTCTGCAAGGTCGTCGATTCTTGCCAACCTGATGCCTTCTTTTACCTTGTTACCACCTGTTTACGGTGATTATCTTAGTCGCGCCAGCGGATCTTGCGTAGCCGAAGTTTACAACAAGTCCGTAGGTAACTGCCTTTACGCCGTGGTTAAAAGCGTCCCTTGGCTCTCTTCCGACAACATTATTATCCCTGTCTGTGCGCCATGTATAGACATGAATCTGGTCGTCGAACGGGTTCGCGCATCCCCCGAGTTCGGATATTATCCCCCTTGCCCGGGGATTTACGAGCAGGTTCGGCTGTTTTGTTGACGGGTTCTCTTTCAGGAACGTGTTGAACCGTTCTATTCCGTCGAGTACCCCGACGCGCTCTGACTGCATGTAGAGGCTGGCCTTTTCGAGCCATGTGTCAACAGGCCTGGACTCTCCGATGTTATGTGCGGCTATATCTATGACGCCGTGCTGAACGTCCTTCCACCACGGGCGCATCTGGCATATCTCTATGATTTCCTCGGTGATCTTCTCCCTCTCGAAGATTTCGTCGATGATTCTTACCTGCCCACCTATTATCTGCACGGCTTCTACTGCGTATGCGGACTTTGTCACCTGTGAATACCCGGGGTCTGTCCACAGATGCACTGCCTCGCCCTCGATGTACTCTGCCTTGTCGGATATATGCGTTTGAACGTCGAATATATTGTGGACAAGCCCTGTCGGCGGTGCCGGTTTTCCCGCGATCCGCTCGTTGAACCAGTCCTCGGAGTGCAGACGCTCCAAAGAGAGGATTTCCTCGTCTTCCCTTCCCCCGGGATAGACGACACGGTTGGTCCACGACGGTAACGAGAAGGAAACAGCGTCGTCGTCGGGGTTGAAGAACTGCCACGCCTCCCACTGGGACGGATACCACCCTAAAGACATCTCGAAAGTGCCTTCCAGGAACAGGTATCCGCGCTTTTCTGCGATCCTGCCCCTTAATCGGAGGAAACTCTCGTGGTCTATCTGGGATGCCTCGCAGGCAACCACCATCCGGGGTGCCTCCATCGCTAAACTGCGGTGATCCTGCGCTGATTTGCTCTTGATGGTAAAGACACCCGGGTTTTCGCCCGTGCCGCAGGCGACTGTCATCTCCCCCGGGTCGATTCTCTTGGTCTGCCTTATAAGAAAGCCCAGCTTCTGGAGGATATCGGCAAGATAGTTCCATTCAGCACGGGTTCTCTCGTAGTCCCTGGCGACAAGCCATACGATATCGCCGCCCTCGAACTCGTCCAGACGGCTGATTACCGACAATGCGCCGAGAAAACTCTTCCCCGCACGCTCTCCCCCTGCAACAAGCTTGATTCGGGCAGCATGGTCGAGGATCTTCTCCTGCTCAGGCCACGTATCGAAGCCTATCGTACTGAGAATCGCCTTCCTGTCAGCAGCAAGCAGCATTTTTCTTCCCTTCTCCAAAGGCACAGGCCCCCTTGTACGCATTTGAGGCGTTCATTACGCATAAGGAGAGCCTGGGCCGCCGCCGGTAAAAAGCCTTTCTGCCCGTACCTGCCGTGCAAAGACAACTGTAACCCTGACGAGGACCTTAGAGAAGGAGAACCCCGGATACGACAGCCCCGACCGCAAAACAAAGTATAAACAATGATTCGCAAAACACACGCAGAAAAACCAAAACCCCGTTACAGCCAAAGGGGAGAAAACATTTTTAAGAAAGAGGGGTTAACGCTGTTACAAATCCATACGTCAGTATTTGTAACAGTTAACGTTAACTAAGTTAAACAGTTAACCCAGTCACGCGCGCTCGCGAGGGAAAAGCCCGTTACATTTAGCGTTACATGGGCGTTACATGCGTTACATCCATCTCAAAAAGATGTAACGCAGATGTAACGCAACCCATTTTTAGCGTTACACGCGTTACACCCCCGTTACACCATGTAACACACACTAAACTACACACCAAAAAACGTAAGCACGGGACTCCAAACAACGCAACCCAGGAAACAGGGGTATACCCACTTTTCAGGGTTTGAACTGTCGAGATGGTACCTTCACCCCACACACTCACCTCATCCACAGCACACCCCTATCACCACACCAACACACACCCCACACCCAACACACACAGGCACAGGCAGCACAGCGAAAACGGACAGCGCAGCGAAAACGGACAGCGCGAACATTCGCGCGCAACCATTCGCGTGGGCCACGTTCGCGTCCAGTGTTCCGCGGTTAACGTACTGCTCAGCCGCGCGCAAGAGGCTACGCTGTAAAAGCCTTTAATACGTATTTCCCCCATGTCGCGCTGTGATCTCTGTACGTTGATATCTCGCGTTTCTGG